TGTGATGAATACACAAGCCGATACGGTAAAGTACATAAAACTAGTCGGTTGAATTATGCACTTAGTTTTACACCCGTGAATATGCCCGTAATGGAATTTACACCACCACCGCAATGTATGCCAGACCAATATAAACAAAAGTCAACCGTGGGCGCATATCGCCATTACTACCTTAAAGAGAAGCTTTATATGGCTAAATGGTCCTATAGTGCTACGCCTGCATGGGTAACGAAAGGAATTTAATTGATGATAAATGATATTTTAGCTGGTATAATCTTATTTACTATGCTATCTATTTCAATGTTAATATTTTAATGAACCAAAAAGGAATATAAAGATATGACTACATCCAAAAGGACACTTAAGACACCGAACCGTTTAAGCTATAACACGTATGGTACTGATAAAGAGTACATTAAACGACTAGAAAAGCACTTATTAGCCCCATTACAGGGCATGGAGATGCTTGAAGGCGATATTTACATGAGTGATTATCGTGAGTTAATTTCAGCTTTATGGCTAATTCAAAATAAGGATAAATAAAATGACTAAAAATCTAATGGGTAAAGGTAAGCCAGAGACAGCCCCATATGCTACGTTTGAAGGCTTAGGGGTATTCGGGAATACTGTTGTACATATTCTAAAATCATACCAGAAGCCTGAAAAGGAATTTAAGAATGAATATGCTAGGTGGATGGTTGCCGTTAAAAGTGATCACACTTATGGCGGATATGATATAGGTGATAGTTATGTACGGGACGTGGCGGATAATTTAACGTTGACATATGCATCTGATGAGTTTAAGGCAAACTATTGGGACACCATCCACGCCCTAGCGGAACGTGGTGGGTTTTATATAAACCTACATAATCCTGACGGTTTCGCAGGGATGGGTAGGGTAGGTTAGCTATACCACTAAATCGCTCTGTATGGCGCTTAAAACGTCCTACAGACACCATTGAATATAGATAAGGGCTAATATTATGAGATGTAAAGTATGTAACGAAGCTTTAACCACTGGTGAAAGTGTCGCTAAGGATCGTATCACAGGTGAATTTGTAGACGTATGCCATAGGTGTACAGGTGTGGTAAATAAGACACTATCAGAATATGAATGGGACGATGATAAACTATTATTGCATAAAGAGGATTGACATAAGCGACTATGTACTATAGAATACTTAAGTAGTCAGTAGTTAGACATTCATGTTACACTTTAATTAGAAAACATAAGGTTTAACTTAAGATTACTTAAGTATACTTAAGGAAAAACAATAAGGTGATATTATGAGTAAATCAATCAAGTTGAAAATGAATGTACCTACATGGGGTATAAAGAAAGACCCTGAATTGTACTTGATGAATAAGTACACCAAGCCTAAGGTGTTCAAGTCTATGCGTAATGAACTTAATGCTAAGGACGCACAGAGACAGATTAAGAATTACCTAGAGGGGTATGACAAATGAATATTAAATCTCAGTGGAAAATTGTAGACGATATATTCCGAGAAGGGGACGATTGCGAGGGTTGTATGTACCGTGAATTACAGTATTATGATCTTGGTCAATACACATGCGAACTTTTAGACGGATGTACAGGTAAACCAACCGATTGCCCACAGTTTGAGAATGCTTTAGAGAGACTAAAGGAACTAGAAGTACTTTAAACCTAATAGGAGATGTCCGTATGGATAAGAAAGCATACTTTGAAAGCGTACTAGATGAACTCATTGAGGCGTATCTAGAAGAAAACCCAAACGCAACGGAAAATGAAGCATATGCAGAATGTGTAGAGGAGGCCAGTAGTCTCACTTTAGAAATGCAGTACGAATATGCTGATTGGGAACGTGACCAACAACGTGATAGACTTCTAGAGGAGGGATAATATTAAAATAAACTATTGACACTTACGACAGACTATGTTTTAATACCTATATCAACTTAACAATATACTGGAAAATAAAATGATTACAGAAGGCATTGCTAATTTCGTGAACTTAACTGAAACTGAATTCTTTAACGGTAAGGACACTGGAAAGTATTCCATCATGCTCACAATAGAGGACGATCAAGTGTCAACTCTAGAGGACGCAGGCGTTACGGTTAAGGAATATAAGAACCAGAAGCAACGGAAGTTCGTTACACAATACGATGGTTTTCAGGTTGTGGATACAGATGGGGAAAGTATCTCTAAGAATATCCCATATGGTTCTAAGGTGCGTATTCTCTGGGAAGCAGGGAAACCACACCCGACACACGGTTCCGCCCCGTACCTAAAAAAGATTAAGGTGCTTGAACTAGCGGAGCATGACGTAGAGGGTTCTGAAGACTTCTAGGGGCCTCTCTAGGATAGTCGAGCGTAGAGCGGTTAAGCTGGTAACGACTATAAAATTAAGCACCAGTGGGTCAGGGGATGCCTTCACCAGAAATCCCCGCTTAATTTAAGGACACTGTCAAATGACTAACGTAGTATTAAAACAAGCCTGCCCTACATGTCGTAGTGTCGGTAATGATAAGACAGGGGATAATCAGATTGTATATAGTGATGGTAATACCCATTGTTTCGCGTGTAGTACCACTACATTTGCAGATGGGAACATCCCTGTACACACACCAAAAGTTAAAGGAATAGAAATGATAGGTACATCAGGACCAATCAAAGACCGTAAGATAAGTATGAATATCGTAGATAAATTCAAGGTAACACTGGAGCAAAACAAAGATGGGAGTATCAGTAGGCATCATTATCCTTATTTTAACTCTACTGGGGCTATTGTAGGGACTAAGGTACGCACATGTGACGGTAAAAACTTTAAGACCACCGGGACATTTGAAGGTACAGGATTATTCGGTCAACAAATCTGGCGTGAGGGTGGTAAATTCATCACCATTACAGAGGGCGAGATTGATGCTATGGCTGTATGCGAGATGTTCGACGGTAAGTGGCCTGTAGTAAGCATCAAGCGTGGCTCAGGTGCGGCAGTGAAGGACATTAAGGAGTCGCTAGAGTGGCTTGAGACCTACGAAAATGTGATCATCTGTTTTGATCAGGACGATGCAGGCAGGGCAGCTACGGACGCTATACTACCACTATTCTCACACGGTAAGGCTAAGGTAGTCTCTCTACCACTGAAGGATGCGGGAGAGATGCTACAGAAAGGCCGCATACGTGACTTCACTAGCGCATGGTGGGAGGCTAAAGCATACAAGCCTGTCGATGTAGTTAATTTTGGTGATGCGGAGTGTTGGGAGGCGTTTGTCAAGCGTGGTACTGAAGAAATCATACCACTACCGGATGCATATGGTGCGTTAAATACCATGATGAATGGAGGTATTGCGGCTGGTGAAGTGACCGTCATTGGTGCGCTTACGTCCATAGGTAAGACAACTATGGTATTCAATCTACTCTATGATATGGCTAAGGGTCATTCTAAGCGTGTTGGGGCAGTGTTTCTAGAGAGTGACCTAGGTGAGACCATAGAAAAGATTGTATCTATCCACAGTGGTGAGAATATCGCCTTAGTGCCTACCGCTAAACGTGACAATACTATATATAAAGACTACTACGATGACTTTGAGAACCTGTCTAATGTTACAGTTCTGAAGCATCTAGGATTTAGTGATACGGATACCTTATTCTCTAAGATGAGATGGATGGCTATTGGTGACGATTGTGATGTGATTATCCTTGACCCACTACACGCAGCCGTTAAGTCCAATGAGAACGGACAGGTAGATGAGTTCATGGATCGTTGTTTAAAGCTTGCTAAAGAGACAGGAGTGTCTATAATCATCGTGTCACACATGCGTAAGCCTCAGGCTAAAGACCCGCATGATGTGAATGAGTACGACATGAAGGGGTCCGGTAGTATCAACCAGATTGCATTCAATACGATCCTCCTAAGTCGGGATAAGATGGCTGACGATGAGTACACCCGTAATTCTACGTTGATCCAACTGGTAAAATGTAGACGTACAGGTAGAACAGGACAGGCAGGATGGCTCTACTATGAGGAGGCTTCAGGCCGAATGGTCCAAGGAACAGCACCACAGATAAAGGCGGTAGAAGATGAAGAGTTCTAAAGTATGTACTTATTGCGGTGAGGATAAGGCTCTAAGTGAATACAATAATTGTGCTAGAGGGGGTTTATTAGGTAAAAATCCTAGATGTAAGTCCTGTAGGTCTATCCTTAATGCTGAAAATTATCAACGAGGGGTTGGGTATATGAATGAGTATTTGAGAGAGCATTATCAACATACTTGTCAGATATGTAACGAACAGTTTCCAAGAGAGATACTTCATTTTCACCATGTAAACCCAGAAGAAAAGGAATTGAAGTTAGAAGCAGCTGCTTGGAGAGGAGGAAAAAACCCTTCACCGAAAGTGCTTGACGAAGTTAAGAAATGTGTGGTATTATGTTCCAACTGCCATATCCTAGAACACATAGCTATGAAGAACGAGGAGACATTAGTTGGAAACAAGAAAGCTTATAGTAGATATAGAAACCACGGCATTACCAGCTACGAAAGTGTGGATGGTGGGGACGATGGACCTGAGGACCGGAGAGGTACGAAACTTTCTCTCTCCGTTTAACACACAAGACATAAAGGATATACAGACATGCTTAAGTACATACGACGAAATCATTGGACACAACTTTATAGACTTCGACAAACCAAATATGGAACGATTATTGGGAATAAGCTTCGTAGGTATAAAAATTACCGATACTCTTATCCTGTCAAGGTTATACAATCCTTCACTAGAGGATGGTCATTCACTTAAGGCATGGGGACAGAGGCTTAATTTCCCTAAAGGAGATCACGATGATTGGACTAAACTCACGCCTGAAATGGTTACGTACTGCGAAAAAGATTTACAAGTCACGGCTAAACTTTACACAAAGCTTATGTCTGAGCTGGCAGCTTTTGGTAATACGAGTATTGATCTGGAGAATAAAGTTCAGGTTATTATATCGACACAAATTGAGAATGGTTGGTTACTGGATCAGTCGAAGTGTAGGGATTTAGGTGCGGAACTTAAAGAGAAACGTATGGCTCTTGAAGAGGAAGTACATGAAAGGTTTAAGCCGCTTCCTAAGTTTATTAAAGAGATTACCCCTAAGGTTAATAATGACGGACGAATTAGTGTTGTTGGTCTTAAGTTCCTTGGGGTTGATCTGGTTAATGTATGCGGCTCTTTCAGCCGTGTTGACTGGCCTGAGTTTACCTTAGGCTCTCGACAACAGATAGCTAAACACCTACAATTCTTCGGGTGGAAGCCTAAGAAGTTCACTGAGAAAGGCTCCATCATTGTAGATGAGGATACACTAAACGAGGTTAAAGGTATACCGGAGGCCGCATTGATTGCAGAGTACCTGATGATACAGAAGCGTACCGCTCAGGTTAAATCATGGTTAGATGCAGTAGCGGAAGACGGTAGAGTGCATGGGTACGTTAATCCTATAGGTGCGGTCACAGGAAGAATGACTCACAGTAGCCCTAACGTAGCTCAAGTACCATCAAGCTACTCTCCCTACGGTAAGGAGTGTAGGTCTTGTTGGATTGTTAAGAAGGGATACAAGCTGGTTGGTGCTGATGCCTCTGGCTTGGAGCTAAGGATGCTCTCACATTATATGAATGATAAGGAATATACACATGAAGTCACAAGTGGAGATGTACATACAGCAAACCAGAAATCTGCTGGACTACCAGACAGAGACTCAGCTAAAACTTTCATCTATGCTTTCCTCTATGGGGCAGGAGATGCTAAAATCGGAAGCATTGTCGGAGGCTCATCAAAACATGGAAAGAAGCTTAAAGCTAAGTTCCTCAGCAACACACCAAGTCTTGGAGATTTGCGAGAGCGCGTTGAACGAGCCTGTCTTAGAGGGTATCTTGAAGGACTTGACGGGAGGAAGCTCCACGTAAGATCACCACATGCGGCACTTAATACACTATTGCAGTCAGCTGGTGCGATTGTTATGAAAAAAGCATTGACACTGTTAGATGAGTATGCTAAGATATACAAGATAGAGTATAACATGGTTGGTAATATCCATGATGAGATACAGGCTGAGGTCAGAGAAGATCAAGCAGATCAATTCGGATGGTTAGCTGTAGAATGTATCAAAGCGGCTGGCGTTAAGTTTAACATGAGATGTCCCCTAGATGGGGAATACAAGGTAGGTAACACATGGGCGGAAACACACTAGACACGTTGGTAGAAGACGTATACCGATTAATGAAGAACAAGAACAGTGCTAAGGGAGTAGACACTGAGGCAGAGATTGAGAAGTTTGGCGAGGCTATGAAGGACTTGATGCGTAAAGAGTTCTCTCCTAGTGTGCCTAACTACAATGGACGTTCAGGTCTACGGATGTCCTCCATAGGTAAACCTCTGCGTCAACAGTGGTTTGGTTTAAACAAGTACTCTAAAGAGAAGATTGACCCTAAGACATTAATCAAGTTCATGTATGGGCATGTGATCGAAGAGATGCTATTATTATTCGTTCGTTTGTCTGGACATGCAGTTACTGATGAGCAGAAACTATGTAACGTAGGTGGTATCAAAGGCTCTATGGACTGTAAGATCGACGGGGTTGTTGTCGATGTGAAGAGTACCACTAAGTTTGGTATCACTAAGTTTGAGAATGGGTCCTTAGCTGCTGACGATAGTTTTGGATACATAGATCAGATTAAAGCATACGCACATAGCGAAGGTGAACGTAAGTGGGCATGGTTGGCTATGGATCGTGACTCCGGTAAGCTTGCTGTATGTCAATATGATCTGGATGATACGGAACATCCTTACCATTCACATTTCTCTCAAGACATTGAGGAGCGTGTTGAAGAGGTAAAAAAGCATACAGGCGGGGAAGGTATGCCAGAGCAATGTTCCTTCCCGGTGGAGGATGGCAAGTCAGGAAACTTAAAACTCTCTACTATGTGTGGCTATTGCCCATACAAAAAACATTGCTACCCTACGCTAAAAGTCTACGCTACTGGCTCAGGTCCTAAGTTCTTGACACACGTAGTTAAGCGTCCAAAGTACAAGAGTGGCGCTGTGTGTCCAGAGATTGATTTAAACTTCTAATGGAGAAAATAATATGATTGAATATCGAGTAGTTACAACACCACGTCAAGACCGTTTAGAGGAGACAGTGACTCAGATGCTTAATGAAGGGTGGGTCCTACATGGGAACACCTTCGTAGCTGGCTCAGGCGGCATGACACAGACCTTGATACGTGAAACTAAAGAAGCACCAAAAGGTAAAGCTAGTCCAACAGGTAAAGCTAAGTCTAATGAAGACTAAGCCTTATCGTAACAAGTTTGAGGCTCATGCGGCAGAGGTTTTAGGAGACCTCTGTACGTATGAGTCCAAGAAGGTTCCTTATGTAACAAATAGGAACTACATACCAGACTTCATAGGACCGCATAAGAACATAGAAGACAGAGAGATACTAGTGGAGGCTAAAGGATACTTCAGAGTCGGAGACATCCAGAAGTATAAAGCCATTAGAGACTGTTTAAGTGATGCTCAAGAGCTAGTGTTTCTACTGTATAACCCTACGAAGCGAGTACGTAAGGGTGGGAAGTTAAACATGAAGCAATGGTGTGAGAAGGAAGGATTTAGGAATTATACTTTGGGGGACATTATAGATGCCTTTACAACCTAACCAGTTCTTAGTACGCCTAGCGGCTCTAGCTGATGCAGAACTACTGTGTGATATCTTAGGTATCGACAGTGAAGACATTATTGAACGCTTTGACGATAAGATCGAAGAACATATGATTGAGTTATGTGAAGTGTTTGATGTAGATACTGAAGTGGACATTGAGGAGGACATTGAAGATGGATGAAGAGTCACCTATGTTTATGTTCCCACCGGATACCTTAGTGGAACGGATGGAGCAAGTGAGGAAGATCGTAGCGGACATGGGCCAGTATGAAGTGAGTGGGCCTGAGTGGATATTGTTAGCGGAAGCAACTAATCTATTACTCACAAGTTGTAAGATTGGAGATACACCAGATAGACCTAAGTATAACTTACATAAAATACATTAACAGGAGATACTTATGCGACGAAATTATACTAGAGAGCAGAAGGTTGAGGAGTTCCATAAGTCTATGGGTACTGATGTATCCGTTGAACCTCGCGCAAATCTCTTACATCTACGGGAGAAGCTCTTAGTTGAGGAGTGTACTGAGGTAGTTGCAGAGTTACAGACGATGCAGATGGAACTTGAGCGGGGCAAACCGATTACCAAAGAGCAGTGGGCGAAGCTGCTAAAGGAGCTATGTGACTTACAGTATGTTTTATCAGGGACTGTGGTTAGTTTTAACGCCATTGTGGACAGCTTTACTCCTGCTTTCAACAGGGTGCATAGTAGCAATATGTCTAAGCTTGACGATGAAGGTAATCCGGTACTCAATAGCTACGGGAAGGTCACTAAAGGACCGAACTATAAAGCTCCTACTCTTGAAGACTTGATCACATGACCTTCTGGATGCCGGGAGATACACCACCTCAAACTGCACGTACTGTACTGGCCTATGTAGGTGCAGGGAATGTAGCCACAGTGTATTACGAATACAAAAAGTGGGTATGGGGAGGAGGACATGAGATGTCTATCCCTCCTCTGTACTGGATGGATGTACTTGATTTAATGAAAGAGATACCGACATGAAAATAATATTATTGATTATTACAATTATTATGCCTGATGGGTCCTCTAGAGTAGAGGTAAACAAAGGTAGTGCAGGTGCTACTTACAAGGATTGTGTTAATCGTGTTGCTCCAGTTACGGAGAACTATTACCGTAATCTAGTGAAGAATGCACTTGACGTGAACGCTAGATGTGTTACAATAACTAGACCAGATAAGAATAAACCAGTAGAAGAAGAGGCGATATTATAATGAATAACTATGGACACAACAGCTATGGCCCACAAGTGCAGGCCTGTGATGACTTACATGCACAAAAGTATCGACTACCTAATGAGTCATTCAATGAGGCATGTGCAAGACAGGCAGGAGCTATGTCTGACGATGATGAACATCGTAGTGCCTTCAAGAAAATCTTACTTAACCAACGGTACATGCCAGCTGGTAGAGTACAGGCAGCAATGGGAAGCCCTAAGAATGTCACAGCGTACAACTGCTTCGTCAGTGGAGTCATTGAAGACAGCATGGACAGCATCATGGATAAAGCTAAGGAAGCCGCTGAGACAATGCGTCGAGGAGGTGGGATTGGCTTTGACTTTAGCCGTATACGTCCTCGCAATGATCGTATTGTTTCTCTTGATAGCAGCGCCTCTGGCCCTGTATCTTTCATGGCTATCTTTGACAGCGTATGTAATACTATTGTATCGGCGGGTCACAGACGTGGAGCAATGATGTCTGTCCTTCGTGTTGACCATCCAGATATTGAGGAGTTCATACGTGCTAAGAAGGATGCCAGTACACTTACGAACTTTAATATAAGCGTAGGTGTTACAGATGAGTTCATGTCTTGTGTCACTACCGGAAAACCATTTGATCTTGTGTTTGATGGCAGAGTGTACCAAACTATTGATGCATCTGCTCTATGGGATGAGATCATGCGTAACAACTGGGACTGGGCAGAGCCGGGAGTGTTGTTCCTTGATCGTATCAATGATGATAACAACTTACAATACGTAGAGACTATAGAAGCAACTAACCCCTGTGGTGAGCAACCTCTACCTCCATACGGAGCATGTCTGTTGGGAAGCTTTAACTTAGTTAAGTATATGTATCGTGGTAATCAACATAAAGACTACTACTCTTTTGACTTCACTCAATTCAAGGAGGATATTCCTCATGTGGTACGTGCTATGGACAACGTTATTGATCGTACTCAGTATCCTCTTGTGGCTCAAGAGAAAGAAGCTAAAGCTAAACGACGAATGGGATTGGGTATCACTGGACTCGCCAATGTACTTACTCTTCTGGGTATCAGGTATGGTAGTCCTGACGCAGTTAGAATTACTCGTAAGATAACTAAGACGCTTATGTGTGGTACATATGAGGCAAGTGCTTTGTTGGCTGAAGAGAAGGGTGTGTTCCCTGAGTACAGACCTGAGTACAATGCAAGTCGGTTTATCCAACGTTTACCTAAAGACCTACGGGAGTTAATACAAAAGAATGGTATCCGCAATAGTCACCTCACCTCTATCGCCCCTACTGGCACTATTAGCTTCACTGCTGATAACATTAGCAGCGGTGTGGAGCCTGTATTCTCGAACCAACTGGACCGAACTGTGCAAACAGAACAAGGACCTATTATCGTTCCGCTCAAGGATTATGTATATAATACGTACAACCTTAGAAATGTAGAGGCAGATGAGTTGACTACACATGACCACTTAGATATGCAGATAGCTGTACAACCATTCGTTGACTCAGCTGTATCTAAGACGATCAATGTGGCTGATGATGTAACCTTCGATGAGTTCAAAGGTGTATACATGAAGGCATGGAAAGGTAAGCTTAAGGGCTGTACGACATTCAGGGCCGCTGGTAAACGCTATGGTATCTTGAATAAGGTAGAGCCACTAGAGGAACCAATAGAGGGTGCAGCTTGCTTCATTGATCCAGCTACAGGCAACAAGGAGTGTGGTTAAGATGCGATTAGTATTAGTTATGGTCATAGGTGTGGTGTTGGCTGGTTGTGGCATCACACCTAAGTACGAGACAGGGACTTTAGTATGGGTAGGGTGTCACAGGGTAGAGCAAAACCCTTCACCTGAGGGGAGTACCGCATCTTTTCTCTTGCTTAATCTAAAGAAAGGTGATAAGATGTACTTACAACAGCTAGACCACAACGGCAATGCTGACGTAACTGTAGGGGAACTCTGCAAATGAAGCGAGTCTTTGCTTTAATAATACTTGTGTGGGCCTTCATATCCTTAGCGACATTTGGGGCTTGGGCAGGCACAGTACAGACTGATCTAGACTGTCTAGCGGAAGCTATATACTATGAGGGGAGATCAGAGCCATTCATTGGACAACTAGCAATAGCCAACGTAGCTCTAACTAGGACTACTAAG